AAAACTATGAAAAATCCGTCTGTTCCAAACAGTTTCATAGAACTTTTACCAATAGCTATCGAAAAATACAAAATAAACACGCCCGGTAGAATGGCTCATTTTTTAGGTCAACTTTATGCAGAAGCCAGTTTTAGATCATCAAGAGAAGACACCTTCTACCGAGTTAAAACACTATTAAAAGTATTTCCTAGTAAATTCACACCATCTGCCGCGGCAGATCGTGGATGGGGACCGGGACCAAAATCCACTTCCAAGCCCCCTAAATTTTTACCAAATAAAAAAGAAGGATGGCCAGATGTGGTATATGGTTCTTATGGAGCGTTGGGTCATTCACAAGAAGATAGGGGTAAATTGTTAGGACCTAGAAATGAACCCGTAGGGTATTTTTTCAGAGGAGGTGGTCCTATTCAATTAACTGGCAGAGATAATTATACCGCATTTGATAAAGAGTTCCCTGAGTTTAAAATACTGGAAGACACAGATAAAATCAAAAATGAAAAAATAGGCTGGTTAGCTGCTTTAAATTGGTGGAAAGGTAGAGGTGAAACAGTCCTTATAGATACAGTTACTGATAAAACTATTAAGTCAGTTGGTGGTAGAGTAAATGGAAAAACTCCACCAAATGGTGCTGAAGAAAGAAAGAAATGGACTACCAAAATTTACGAACAATTAAAATAATATACAACCAAAGGTGGGAATATGGATACAACTAAATTTCTAAAACAGATTCGATCTATCATAAGAGAAGAAATAGAATATGCTCTTGATAAGAAAATGAACGAATCAAAACGATCTTCTAAACATGAAGACATTAAGGCAATTAATCACGGAGCTTCTTTGTATGAACAAACAACAAAGAAGAAAGTTCCACAAAAAAAGAAATCCATACCTTCTGGTGAAATGAATAGCATTCAGGATTTACTGAATGAAACTCGTAGGTCTATGCAAGCTGTTATGGATGAAGATTATGGTGAATATCGAGAGATGCGGTTTGATTCAAACTCTTTAAATTCATTTGCTTCTATGTATGATGATAACAGAATAGATGCAACACCAAACGGTATTGATCCAAATGAAGTTACTCCCGAAGTTCATCAGGCACTAACAAGAGATTATTCTGCTTTGATGGCAAAAATCAATGAAAAGAAGGGGAGATAATCCTTGGCTAGATATAGAAGAAAGGTAAGAGTAAATGAGATAGACCCAATATCAACAGTTGGTGCTAAACCGGTTGGTGTTACTATTCCATTCAATAACCCGAATGGTGTATTTTATCAGAGTTATACCAACAGAGTTCAAGTTTACTCTAACCTTAAAAACCTACTTTTGACTGCCAAAGGTGAACGATATATGTTGCCGGATTTCGGAACAGAGATCAGATTTATTCTTTTTGAAAACATATCATCGGAAGGTGAATTTGTTGAATCTATCCAAAATGAAATTAGTAACGCTATATCTACCTGGATGCCGTATTTAAGCATAACTGAACTAGACGTAAAAGTTAATGTTGAAGATAACTTAGTGGCCGACGATCCATATCACGCGGTAACAATAAGACTGGTTGTAAAGATCACTGGAACCAACATATATTTGCCTATACAGATATTTATATCAGATACTGGCAGTTTGACCATAGAAGAGGCAGTTTACAATGGCTGATTTAATAAAGAAAGATATACGTTACTTATCAAGAGATTTTGCCTCATTGAAGCAGAATCTCATAGATTTTACCAAGAACTACTTTCCAAATACTTACCAAGATTTTAATGAAGCATCTCCTGGTATGATGTTTCTTGAAATGGCGGCATATGTTGGAGACGTGCTTTCTTATTATACGGATGTAAATTTACAAGAAACATTCATACTGCAAGCATCAGAACGTCAAAACATTTTGAACATTGCGCAGTCTCTTGGATACAAACCAAAAAACAGTATAGCTTCGTCTGTTAAGTTAGACGTTTTCCAATTGGTTCCATCAAAAACAGTTGGTGGTAATATAGTTCCAGACTTTGATTATGCGTTTGCAATAGAACCTGGAATGGTAGTGGATGCTGTTGTTGGGGTTAATAATACTCGTAGTTTTAGAACAACAGATTATCTAGACTTTTCTTTTAGTAGTAGTATTGATCCAACAGAAATTACACCATATGAAGTAGATGACTTGACGAACGAAGTAACGTTCTGGTTATTGAAGAAATCTGTAAATTGTATATCGGGTCAAATACAGACTACAACATATTCGTTTACAGATCCAAAACCATATGATAAAGTAGAATTAACTGGTAACAATATCATTGAAATTTTGTATGGAATTGATTCTGATGGAAACAAATGGTATAATGTTCCTTACTTGGCGCAAGATACAATATTTGAACCAACACCAAACATACCAAGAAATGATAGAACACTTAGTTCAAACAGAGCAGAAACCCCATACCTGTTAAAGTTAAGAAAAATATCTCGTAGATTTGTTACAAGACAAACTGGCGATAATGTTATAGAGATACAGTTTGGTGCAGGCGTATCTGAATTAGACGATGAAATTTTGATACCAAATCCAGACTTAGTTGGTTCTGCATTGACTGGAATAGAATCTGCCGCATCGTTAGATATTGATCCTTCAAATTTCTTATACACCAAAACTTATGGTCTTGCACCTAACAATACTGATATAACAATATACTACACTGTTGGTGGTGGTGTAGAAGATAACGTTCCAAGTGATACCGTAAATAGAATTGTATCCAGAACAATACTTTTAGATGAAACGGGATTGGATAGTCAACTCTATAATCAAGTAATAGGTAGTTTGGCTGCAACAAATCCAGAACCTGCCAGTGGTGGAAAGTCACAAGAAGAACTAAATGAGATTCGTCAGAATGCATTGGCGTCTTTTGCATCTCAAAATCGTGCTGTAACAAAAGAAGACTATATCATTCGTGCATACAGTATGCCACAAAAGTATGGATCGATTGCAAAGGCATACATAACCAAAGACACACAACTTACAGAAGAATCTGTTTTTAATTCCGATAGACTACAAAATGATCTAGCGCTGAATTTTTATGTGTTGGGATATGATGGTAATAGTAAGTTGACAACTATAAATGATGCAACGAAAGAAAATCTGAAAACATACTTGAATCACCATAGAATATTGACCGATGCAGTAAACATAAAAGATGCATATATCATAAACATTGGTATAGAGTTTGACATCATAACCCTACCAGATCAAAATGGAAATCAAGTAATACTAAGATGTATTGATAGATTGAAGAAATACTTTGACATCAAGAAGTGGCAAATAAATCAACCTATCGTTATCAGTAATATCTATACAGAACTTGATAAGGTTGAAGGTGTTCAGACTGTTGTAGATGTTAGGTTCCAAAACTATTATGACACTACACTTGGTTATTCACGTCATGCATACGATTTAAATCAGGCAACTAAGAATGGAATCATATTTCCATCATTAGACCCATCGATCTTTGAAATAAGATTCCCAGATAACGATATATTAGGTAGAGTGAGGGCATTCGGATGATAAGAACAATTTACGCACAAAGAGATGCAACGATATACGAAAAGACCGAATCACTGAACACTGGAATTGATCCGGTTCTTGAATTATCACACGAGTCTCCAAATTCTTCATCGAGATACAACAGTAGAATCTTGATGAAGTTTGATGTTTCTGGAATTGAATCCGATATTAATGCTGGTAGAATATCTTCCAATGCATCGTATTACCTTTCTCTTAGAACCGCAGAATCTAGAGAGATACCACAAGAATATCTTGTTTATGCCTACCCTTTAAGTTCATCTTGGACAAATGGAACTGGTAAATACTTTAACAAACCGATAACTACGGATGGTGTATCGTGGAAATATAGAACATCAAAAACTACGGGGGTAGAATGGGAAATACCTCCTATTTCTTCTCAATTGACTTGGGATGAAATTTCTGAAACTTGGGTAACATCATCTCTTATTTTTGGTAACATAAATGCCAGTGTAACCTCATCATACTTTACAAATGAAGGTGGTGGAACTTGGTGGAACTATGCAGATTTAGAATGCACACAATCATTCTCATTTGAATCATCTGACATATACATGAACGTTACTTCCATAGTCAATAAATGGACAACTGGTTCTGGTAGATTTGAAAATGATGGATTTATTTTGAAGTTTGGTAACAATGTTGAATCATCTTATGATACTATACGTAGCTTAAAGTTTTTTGGAACCGATAGTAATACGATCTACGTTCCTCGTCTTCATATCATTTGGGATGATTCTGTATTTAATACTGGTAGCTTATCTTCTGTATCAAGTGACAATACCATAGTAAATGTTAAGTTGAAAAAGTATTATTCTGAGACAGAAAAATCAAAGATACGTATTTATGCAAACCAGAGATTTCCGCAAAAGCAATATACAACACAATCGTATCATACACAGAACTATTACTTGCCATCATCTTCTTACTATGAAATAAGAGATGCGCACACAGATGAAATAGTTTTACCGTTTAACACAACGGGAACAAAAATTAGCTGTGATGGGACTAGTA